TAAATAAATGGAAACAACAATTTTATATTAACGCTAAAAAACAATTAAATGAAATTACTAGATAACAAGGACTACAACTATGAAGACCTATTAGAGAGAATGCAAGAGGATGGATTCTACTATCAAACTATGGGCTTAGATAAATGCTTATCATACAGCTCTATTAAATATTGCTTAAAGTCTCCGAAATGGTTTCAGCATAAGAAGAACAAGCCCGACCCAGAGAGTCAAGCATTAAGAGATGGCAACTTAGTACATACTCAAATATTAGAGCCTCAGAAGTATGATAGATTTCACTTCTGCGACACTTCTACCAAAGCTACTAAGAAATGGAAACTAGACGTAGAGAAGTACGGTAAAGCTAACACCTTTACAATGAAAGAGAAATATATGAATAATAGAACAGCTTCAGCTTTTTTACAAAACGATGCAGTTACTTCATTCCTTAAAGGAGCAGAGGTAGAAGTTCCAGCTATAGGATTTGTAGAGGGTATTCCATTTAGAGGTAAAGCAGATATACTTAAGAAGGGAGAATACATAGCAGACGTTAAAACTACTGCAGACGGTGTAGGAGAAGTGCACCTTAAAGATGGAACTCTTACTAATCAATTCGCATTCACTATTAAAAAGTATGATTACGACATACAGGCGTACCTATATACTCAGCTATATGATACTCCTGACTTTTACTGGTTAGTAGTAGATAAGATAACTACAGATATAGGAGTCTTTAAAGCTTCTGAGCAGACCTTAGAGGATGGAAAGAACAAACTAGAGGCGGCTATATCATTATATAAAGCATTCTTTGTAGATGAGCTAATAGACTTGAGCCAGTATCATAAAGCAGCAACAATATGAGAGCATTTCACGAAGATACAGTAATCAATCAGACAGCACTAGAGACTATAATGAGCTTATCCATGGGAGTTACTACTAACGATATGATGGCTATACTAGATACATATGAAGAGGCTGAGGCATACGAGTACTGTGCAGGTATAAAGAATTCAGCACTAACATCTTCAACTGTAGAATAGGAACTATAAACTTAGAGAGGTAATGAATAGCAATAGCAAAGGAGTACTTCATAAAAAGCTAGATTCTATGTATGACTTAGAAAACATAGCAAACACAACGCTGGTAGGTGGAGTACTTCAGGACTGGTTATCTCAGAGTCCAGATAACGAAGACTTAAAGAAAGTAGTAGAGGCCTATATAGGAATTACATTATACACTAATAGGCTTTCTATGGATAGAGACACCTTTCATATAATACTAAGTAAGGAGAGAGAGGCTCAGAATAAATTAATACTAGAATTAAGAGAAGTTAAAGAAAGATTACGTATCTTGCAGCTAGAAGCAAAATTATAGACATGACACTAAAACAGATACAATACCTCGTAGAGCGTTCACTAGATATACAGATAGACGTAAAGGGTAGAGAGGGAAAGAGAATAGAAGCTAAGAGACTAGCCATATGGATAGCAAGGCGGGAGGGGTTCGTATATAGACTTATCGGAGAGAGTTGGGGTATCAATCACGATACAGCAATACATCACCAGAAGAACATGGAAGGCCTAATAGAAGTACAGGATAAAAAGACTCTAGACTTTATCTACAATACAGTAGGTTTAGATATGACTCATAAAGAGATATACAGTCCTAGACTAAGTAAAGAGGACAAAGAGCTCCTAGAGACGTATAGAGACGTTTTAAGAGACGTTCCCCTAGGTAAAGAGTACGAAGTAAGGGATAGAATAAAATTATTCATTAGAGGGCTTAATATAAAGCCAGAGAATAAGCAAGCAGAAATCATATTGTCAAACTGTTATAATATAGGATAAGATGGAATTAATCAAGTTAGCAGAGTTAGTACTTACAGGAGTTGCAACACCAGAGCAGGAGCAGGACTTCTACGATAGATTACAGGATAGAGATTAGTATGTTTTTAATAAAAAAAAGGACATGAGAATCAAGATTATTCAAGTATTACTATTATCTACATTAATTTCTTGCAGTAAGCCGGAGACAACCCAGAAGGTTAACCCTTTTTACTTCGTAGCTCCAGAGGCTATAGAGTATGTACTGGATTTCCAGAAGGATGTAGAGAGCGTAGGACTGAATATAGAGAATGATAACATATCCTTCAGTGTAGTGATGGGAAGGCTAAAAGGTAACTTAGCTGGAATAGCTATAGGGATGTTTAATCCATACGCTGTAAACGTGGTCTTGAATGTAGACCTATGGAGAGTATTAAGCTATGCAGAGAGAAAGGCCCTCGTATATCATGAGTTGGCACACGACGTATTTGGGTTGCGGCACAATACCTGCGATATAATGAGTGGAGGAGTAAGACCAATAACTGAAGAAATGATTAAAGAACTATTAGAAACATTAAAGCAACACAATGGCAAAGGATAATAATGGATGGGGTGGCAAACGTGAGGGAGCTGGCCGAAAGAAAAACGAAGAGGTACTTAGGGTAAGAGACTTATTTGATGAGCATATAGACCCCGACTTCGTGGCCCAAAGACTATTTGATAGAATAGACAACGGAGACCAGAGAGCAATAGAGCTTTATCTTCGTTACAGAGTGGGCGTACCAAAGCAAGAGATAGACTTAAATACTACAGGTGACATAGATTTAAACATCACCTTAGCTAATCTTATTAAGTTTAAAGAGTAGTGGTAGAGTTGCACCCTAAATATAAGCCTCTGTTTCAGAATGATACAAGGTACTTTGTCTGCACTGGTGGCCGAGGTAGTGGTAAATCATTTGGAGTGTCTACTGCTATATTACTTTCTACATTTGAGAAGGGCGCTAATTGCCTTTATGCACGTTATACAATGACCTCAGCATCTACATCTATTATACCTGAGATGCAGGATAAGATAGAGCTGTTAGGCTTAGAAGACCAGTTCCTAGTAAACAGTAGAGAGATTATAAATAAGACTACAGGTAATACAATATACTTTAGAGGACTAAAGACAGGCTCAGGAAATCAAACTGCAGCCCTTAAGTCTTTGACTAATATAGCTACATTCGTACTAGATGAAGCTGAAGAGATGCCAGATGAAGAGATATTTAATAAGATTGACTTATCAGTACGTAGCCAAGAGGCTCAGAACAGGGTAATAATGGTTATGAATCCAGCTACTAAAGCTCACTGGATATATGAGAGGTTCTTTGAGAAAGAAGGCCTTACAGGAGGAGAGAATACTACTACTAAAGACACAACCTATATACATACTACATACCTAGACAATAAGGAGAACTTACCAGAGTCCTTTCTCAGTGCAATGGATAAGATGAAGGCAGATAACTTAGAGAGATATAACCATGTAGTACTGGGAGGCTGGAGAGCAGTTGCTGAAGGCGTTATATTTACTAACTGGAGAATAGATACATTTAACTCTAATGGTGATTATCACGGTTTTGGTGTAGATTATGGATTCTCTAATGATGCTAATACAATATCTGAAGTCTCTATTAATACTAAGGCTAAGACTATACATATTAAGGAGAGATTATATCTAACTGGATTGACTACCTCAGAGATAGCTAATAAGATGCTTAAAATAGCTCCTAGAGGCTTATACGTAGCAGATAGTGCAGAGCCTAGACTTAACTATGAACTAAAGACTAATTACGGCCTTAATGTTAAAAATACGATTAAAGGCCAAGGTAGTGTCAATTTAGGGATAGCCCTATTGCAGGACTACGAGCTTATAATATCACCTGACTCTAGAAACATAATAAAAGAGCTGAATAACTACGTATTTAAAGAGGGCTCAGAAGTTCCAGTAGATAAGTATAATCACGCTATTGATGGGATTAGGTATATAGTTTCTCACTTTCTAAGCAATCCCCACGCTGGTCGCTACTATATAGGTTAATCCAAATAACTTTTATAGACTTGGAGTAATATGTAGATAATAGAGGAAATAAGTAAAATCATAGAGTTGTTGTTATATACTTATAAATAGCATAGAAAAACCCCAAACGATAAAAAAAAGCAAAATATTTTACATTTTATTTGCAGGCTTAGAATATATGACGTATATTTGTATCAAATAAGAGAGATATGAATCACGCATCAGAAAGATTAGCCCAGAGAGTATTAAACGTAGACACCCTAGACGTAGTTAAAGAAGTTTCTAGAGCTACCTATACTAAAGTAGGAGAGTTCAAAGTAGGAGACGTACTGAAGCAAGCTATAAAAGCTAAGGTGGCACAGATAAGAGATAAAGACTTCGGTAATAAAGATTATGCAGTGCTAACTCATAACTTTGGCCAAGTAGTAAGCTTACAAGATTCAGAAGGTGAATCCAACGGAGACTCTTTATATGCTATAGTGAGAAATAATGAGATACATACTATGTGTTTTGTTAAGTCTTATACAGGTTTCAACTCATTAGAAGATAAGCTTAGAGTAGACGGTGTGATAAAGAAATTAAAAAACTTCAAAAAAAGATAAGAAAAGTTTGGTAGTTAATAAATAAGCTGTATATTTGTACCAACAAACACAAACAACATGAGAACTTACTTAGAAACATTACTACAAGAAAAAGGAATTAGCTTAGATACAGTATTAGAAGCTGAAGGAAAACAGGAGTTTGGTACTAACTATATTCCAATGAGCGCTATAGTAGACTTTATGGATAGTCAATACTTAGAGACTAAGCAGGGAATGAAAGCTAAATTAGTACAGATAGACTTCAACAATGGAGACGTGATGCACTTCTTTCAGCATGTAGCAAACTTTTTAGCAATATAATTAGAGAAAAATTAGGAGGGTAGAAATATCCTCCTTATATTTACACTATAAAACAAACGATATGTATTTAAAACACACACAATTATGAGCACTTACAACGGATGGACAAACTACGAAACATGGAAAGTACAATTAGAATGCTTAGACGGTTACGCATCTGACAGAGAGGTGACTATAAGTGAACTTCAGGACGAGGCAGGGCGTATTTTATTCGAAGGTGTACCTCACGCTTCAATAGCTGAGAACATTCTTTGGAACTTCTTACGCGAAGTAGACTTCAGAGAGTTAGCAGACTTTCACAACGAACAATTCAAGTAAAAGAATCGGGGGGGGTGTAAAAGCCCCCTTTTAAAAAAAAATAAAAAAAAGTTTGCAGGATTGTAAAAAAGTAT